CAAGCAAATAATGCACGGCACCAGCGATAATATAAAAACTATAACAATTGCAATGTTTTTAAGTATTTTCATTTTTTTAATATATTTGTTAATATAGTGTCCATAGTGTTTCTTAGGTTTTTGATGTTATGATTTGCTTCAGTAATCTTCTCGAAATTCTTTAAATCCCGCTCCCTGTTTTCTTTATCCATCGTATCTATTTTAATTTCTAGGGCTTCTAGTCTTTCATCTCTTTTTTGGTCATCATTTTTTTGATTGAAAAGATATAAAATCCCTTTCCAAACAATCTTAGATATAAATTTAATAAATACAATTACAAATCCTAAGCTAATAACCACTTCAGGGGCTAGATAATTTTTAAGTTGTGCAAATATATCTTTAAAGTCCATTATTACAAATTTTAATTTCTATTTGTTTTTGTTTTTCTTTAATTATTTTAACATCATCTTTTAATGGCTGTATCTCTTCTCTAATAAATTTTACAACATCATCTTTACATTTACTTTTAATAGTATTGTATAGGGTGTAAAGAAAAATGCCAAAAAATATTGTTGAGAAATTAGGGGCTTGCTCCATTAATTTAATAATAGTGATGATGTCTTGCATTTTATCGTCTCCTCCAATTTTTTCCGCCAAATAATACTACTGCAATATACATTACCTTCGCTTTCCAAGTCGGAACATTTAAACACCTTAAACCTTCATAAAAGATAAAATCAGCATCTCTACGAGGCATTTTATATTTACATTTCTTATTATATAAAAAATCGTGGACTACTGCAATTTCTAATCCCTTATCAGTTGCCGAAAATATCGGACGAAACAAGGCAGGAATTGAAAAGCCATTAGTCCTAAAACCCTTTGGTATAATGTAAGGCTTCGGTAAATTTTGCCCACCGAAACGATGATGATAAACAAACTTTTGTGCGACCTTAAAAATATCTTTTCCGATAGGTTGTAAAACAAGTCTGTTTTTTTGGATTGGGCAAAAATTTTCCATTAGATGTTTATATTTATATCGATTTTTTCTAACTCTTCAATTGTCGAAGCCTTTTTAATTTGCTCTTCAATGATATTATAAGCTTTTGAATTATCAGCGACACGATTAAAAATATGTTTGAAAATTTCTTGAATTACTTTAAAAGACAATAACACTCTAATTTCGTTGCCATTTTTATCTTTACTTGTGTAAGGAATATTGGCAATGCTAGAAGTCGCAGGATTATCAGATAAAGCATTCACGGCATTTTCAATTGCGGTAAAATCTACTTTTAATGATTGACATAAAACCTTAAGCCAAGCTTGAATTATCATAAACGACCCTGCAAAAATTATATTTTCACTAGCAGTCAAATTTGTATCATTAATATTAAAAGTAGTATCAATTTTTTTAATTACATTGCCGTCTTTGTCAATTTGCTTGACTTTATTAAGTGCAAAAGGCTTTTGGCTTGCATTGTTAAAATTAATGCGAAGTTGAGCCAGTTTCTCTTCTTTGGCTTTTGCCAATAGATAAGCTTGAGTTTCGGCTTCGGTTAATTCAATCCAGCCGTCTTGCATTATTGCAAATTCGGCAATTTCATTTGTTTTTAAATTTTTTAAAATCATAAATTAAAAAGTTAAGTTATCGTCAATCCAGCCATGGATTAAAACATTAATACTAGCTGTGCCTCCCGCCATATCTCGCCCATGCTGAATTTGAGCTGAGGTGTTGGATCTAATTGGGTAAGGTGGAGCAATTAAACCTCTTGCGTTTGCAATATCTCCAATCACACCTGCAGTTATTGGCATACCCTGAACTTTTGATTTAAAATAATAAATTAAATAACCCTGACCACTATGACCTATTGTTCCAGATAAAATAGCTCTAACTTGAAGCCCTGAGGGGACGCTAATACTCAAATCAGTATTTAATGAAGGTGCAGTTCCAACAAAAGCAGATATTTCGTCTGAAAAAATAAAATCTTTAAAATTCTGTCTAAAAGCCCTAATATTTCCGCTTGAATCTGTAAGAATCGAGCCTCTTCTATCAAATTTAGTATATCCACTAGGCAATACTGCGGTTGGGTCGGGAGCAGTGCCAGCAACACCAAGTAAAGCCATATAGTCTACTGCTAAAGTTGATGGATTGTAAATCGCATAAAGGTGATAAGTGCTTGAATTTGCCCTTGCTCCAGTTGTTAATAAGTTTCCTCCAGCACCTGCAGACCAATCACCGCTTGATTGCAATCTTTTTGTTAAAGCTGGGGCAATAGCTTGTCCTGAACCATCGGAAAATGAGAAACTTCCACCCGAAAAATCAATGTCAGTGTTTGGATTTCCTGAATTATTTGCGATTGTGATTGGATTATTTAAATAAACAATACCTTGGGCGGTGGTGGTGGCTGGAGTTCCATTAATTAAATTAACAAATGGCTTTTCAGAATTAAGTAAAATCCAAGCATTATTTGCAGAGTTTCTTTGAAATGTATAAATACCATTTGCCAATAAATCGCTTGCCTCTACGGCTATTTCTGCCCTACTTGCATTTAATTTTTTTATAACTGCTGTTGAAGCTGGATTTGCAATACCTGATATTTGTAAATAAGGGGTAGTGGTGGCATTTGTTGCACTGATTTTGGCAGTAAATTGTTGAGTTGTTGCATAGGCAGTAATGGTTGGTGTTGGTGTTAATGTGTAGGCATCAGCACTACCACCAGTCGTTCCCAAATAGTTAAATTGGTTGTCTTGAACTTGTCCAACATTAATAACATCTGTTCTGTCGGTTCCGTTGGCTAAACCAGTTATTTTTTTGCTATTAAAAGGTATATTTTGTGTAATTGTAGTTTGTCCGTCTTTGGTTATACAATTGCTTAATCCAGTTGCAATTCCATCAAACTCTCCGTCCATACGACTTGCAACAATTTTAATTCCATTTGCCTTGTCATTTACCCAATTGTAAATCCGTTCAAATGTTCCTGAGCCATTAAATGCCATTGTTATTCTCCTCTTTTTTTAGTTGTTCAGTCGCCATTGCTCTCCCCATTTGAGGTGCAATGCGAGATGTGTAATTAATTTTACTTAAATAATCTTGAGTAAATTTCTGTATCAATCCTCTTTCTGCATCAGTTTGAGCTTTTTGATAAATTCTGTTTAGTAAAGCAACTGATTCTTGCGGGTTTGTTAATGTTCTTGCTAATTCTTTTGCGGTTTGTTCATTTAAACCATAATATTTTCTTTTTATTGCATCTTTAGCTAAAAGTATAATATCAGAAGCTCCAAAGGTTTTAACATTGATTGCACCTCGTGCCACTTTGTCTAATAATTGTGCTTGCTCTTCCATATTATAATCAGTTCTTGAGCCTCCTAAAATTCTTTGTTTAGTGTCAAAAACTCTAATTTCATCGTTAAGTCTTTTTGTAAAATCAGTAAATTGTTTAGGATTATCAAATAAAGCTTGTAATTTTCTTCTTTCTAATTGATTGCCATAAATTGCTTTTGCGGGGTTTCTATCGCTAGATTTTGCCACTTTGTCTAATAAATAGTCTTTTACCCCAATTCTAAAAGTTTCCTTTTCGCCATCGCTTAATTTACTAAAGGCTCTTTTTACTTCTTCGCCGTTTCTATATTGATTAAATTTTAAACCTTCTTTTTGTGAATTTATTAAAGATGATTCGCTGGCAAATATTTTATTTGCCTCTTTATAAGATGGGCTTGCTTTTTCAAGAATATTTAAAACTTGTTTTTTTATGCCTATTAATGCTGATGATGAAGCTCTGTCTCCATTAGCAACCGCCCTTTGAATATCCCTGTCAATCATTTCTTTTGCCCCTTTTAAAACAACAAAACTATTATTAGATAATCTTGGGTCTACAAAAAGAGGCTCATTTTTAGCAGCTTTAATATATACATCAATATTAGGGTTGTCATAAAGGTATTTCTTTTTTCCCTCCTGTAATACTTTCTTTGTAATTGTAGCACCTGTTGCTGGGTCTCTTTTTGGCATACCATCATTTCCAACAACTGGCTCATTAACAATAACCTTTTTTGTTTTAAGAAATTTTTTTAAATATTTTTCCCCTTCTACTTCTGCTTGTTTGTATAAAGGAGTTGATAATTCCTTTCTTTTAGCAATTGTATTATCTAAAGTGTCAAAAAACCCTTCGGCACTAATATTTTTGTTAACGATATCACCGACTCTTTTTGCTGATCCAGCAGTTTTATTTTCAATATAATCTTTAATTATTTTGTTGCTTCCTTGTGTTTTTCCTAAAAGTCTTGTTAATGCTAAAACATTTTCGTTGCCTTGTTCAGGTAATGTGGTAATTCTTCCTTCTTGAATTTTGCCAGCAAGTTTTGTCGATTCTTGCAAAGCTTCATCGGCAGGAATAATTCTTGAAGCAACAACATCGGGGGTCGTTTTTCTAAATCTTTGCATAATATCTTTAGCAACTGGAACTGATTGATTTATTGCTTTTCCTAATTGCCTTCCTGCTATTCCACCAACTGCACCGACTACCCCACCAGTTGCTATATCGGTCGCACCTTGGGGGCTTGCTAAATCTGCTTCGGTTTCCCCTGCGGCACTTAATCCACCAAGCAATGAACCGCCTGCAACAACTTGTTTAATTGTGTTGCCACCTAATTTAGCGGCTTTTAATGCTGTGCCACCTACTGCTATATCGCCTGCTAATTGACTTGCAAATGATTGATACGGGTATTGTTCCCTTGCAGTTCTTAATTTTTTTAATTCATTTCCTAAAGCTTCGTCATAAAATTGCCCAATTGATTCATCGCCACCCATACCTTTTGCAGTTAAGGCACTTATTCCAGCTTTGACTCTAGGAGCTAAAGGAAAATTTGTTGCTGTTGTGAGAAATGCTTCGCCCCTGCCCATTTTTGGCAGTTCTTGTTGCGGTGTTGGTGCAGGGCTTGGCTGTGCTTGCAGTGGTGCTGGTGTTGATTGTTGCGGTTGGCTATAAAACTCTCTTTTGATGACTGCCTCAATTTCATTATCAGGCATTTCATCTGGAAATTCTATAACTTGATTTTCGACCTGTATTCTTTTAGGCATTATTCAATTCTCCCAGTTTGAGGATTATATTTTTTTACAATAGCCGATTGTTGCATTGTCGCCCCTTGAGGAACTGACGAAGCTCTTTGATAACCTTGCCCAGCCCTTGTAATAGCTCTTGTTTTAGCTTTTTGCATTATTTCCCTTAGGGTTTTAATGTTTTTAACTAAATCTTTTTCGCTTGTAGTTGAGTTTATTGCTGATAAAGCTTTTGTTGCGGCATCACCTTCTTTCTCACTAATTTGACCACCACCTTTTAAGCTTTCAAATGCTTGCAAGAATTGTTGACCCTTGATTTGGTCTAATAATGCTTTTGCACCTGCGGCATTAGTTCCTTGTATTGGTTCTTTTTTACCCAAATAAGATAATATTGCACCTCCACCTTTTGCTCCTGTAATATCAGGAAGACCAGGGTGGGTTTCAAGTAATTTTAAGGTATTGTCTAAGGTGTCGGCTTGCGCTACAACTTTTTGTGCTTTTTCTTGACTTTCTACATCAGTTTTAGCCGCCTCTCTTGCAAATGTCGATTTACCTTCTATTGATGGTTTGTAGGCTAAATCAGAAATGTTTTGTGCAGTTTGCTCCATTCCTTTTTTCTGCGCTCCTGCTTGTCCGTATCCTTGAAGAGTTGCAATATTTCCAGACTCACCAATAAAGCCACCTTCACCAGCTATATTTCTTTTTAATCCTAAATATTGTTTTTGTTCATTGGGAGATAACTTTTTAAAATATTCATATTCTCTTTGTGAAGCTGGAGCTTGTGAACCATTACCATATCCATACATATCAGGCATAGCTTTTTGCATATAATAAGCCTGTCTAGTTTCAGGTGTTAATTGTTCGGCAATAGAGGCTAAATCTGCATCGCCTTTTTGGTTGGCAAATTCACTAAATTTTGCTATATCATTTGCTTCTAATTCTGCAATTTGTTTTCTTTGTCTATATTCAGCATAAGCACCAATACCAGCAGTTAAGCCTTGAGCTATTGCACCAAATGCACCAGCATAGCCACTCCCGAAGTTTTGGGGGTTTTGTGCCATATCGGATATTTGCTGACTTCTAGCAAGAGCATTTTCTAGTAATTGCCTTTTAGTAGGTTGTCCGTAAGTATTAATAGCCATTATTGTATCCTCTTAAATTCAATTCCTAATTTAGAGTAATCAACCATTTTATAACCCTCAGGACTTATACTGACGGCTTCGGGGTGAGTTTTTTCTATATCTTGTGCCATTACACCGATATATCTTCCTTTTCCATACTTATTATTTATATACTCAAATGAATAAAGTTGCAAGTTATTTTTTGTTCCTTCATATTCAATATTTGTTTTTAAGGAAATATCGGACGGCGTTCCTTTGGGTGTTTGACCTTTATTAAAAAACATTGGAAGTATAGCAGAAGCTACTTGTCCGCCAGCTTGCCATAATGCAGCATTTCTTTGATTAGCAAATTGCTGATTAGCTTGGTTTTGTGCAAAATTACGATTAAGTGCCGCTTGCTCTGCACCCATTATATCTAATCCTTGATATCTTCCTTGCATTTGTCCGAAATTTGCACCAGTTCCCACTTGACTTCTGCCAAGTAGTGATGATATTTCATTAAATCTTGCTGACCTTTGAGCTTCGGCTGTTTGTATTCCTTGCAACTGACTTTGAAGGCTTAAATTTGTTAGTTGTTCGCCTTGCGACCTTTCAAGTCTATTCATAGCGGAATTATAAGCCTCACTATTGATAGGGATTCCTTGATTAGCTAATTGTGTTGCAAGAGCTTCTCTTTGGCTTTTCATTTCAGGGTCAAGTTGCCTTTTTCCCAATTCAAAAGTTGCATTTCTTACTACTTCACTATCTGTCGAGGGTAAGCTCCCCGATAATGAGCGAGATAGTTCCATTGCCAGTCTTTCTTGGTCTAATCTTTGATTTTTAGTAAAATCAGATTCATTTAATGTTAATGTATTTGTAAATGGATCATAAGTTTGACCACCTTCTGGAGTTATTATATTTGGATTATTTAACAATAAATCCTTTCTTTCGGTTCCTGATAGACTTCCCCACACATCAGCCATAGAATTTATTACTGGCTGAGGTGGTAATTGCGGCGTTCTTTTTTTTTGAAGTCCTAACCCTTTTTTTAAACTTTTCCAAGCCATATATTATAAAATATTATTTACATTAACGCTGTAATCTGTACGATACCAGCTTAAATTTTGTCCTTTTAAATTAGCTTCAATCCTCATAGATAAGTCAACTCCTTGTCCTGACGAGTAAATTAATTTATTTTGTGTTTCATTTTCGGGACTCCATTCGGCTTCGTCCCATATAGCTTCGTCCCATTCCGACCCTAGGGCATTTATGGAATTTGTTTGTTTAGAAGATGTCCTGCCGTAATCAAAGTTAACTATTGAATTTACAACAGCCGAGCCATCAACTTTTATTGTGTTTCTATAACTATTAACAATTTTTTCAGCTGGTGACCCTAAGTTATTGTAAGCACTTTGAGCCTTACAAACAATGTAATTATTATTATCAGTTTGCCCAGTATCTGCCTTATATACTTTACCAACACCGCCAAAATAAAGGTCATCATTATATAAACCCCAAGTAATAGCATTCATATTGGTAAATTTAAAAGCTGCACCAGTTATTGTATTAAAACCATATTGCTCGTATTTTGAATTTGTTGCAAGAGGAACATTAAAAAATAATAATGCTTTTTTAGGGTAAGATATAACTTCCCAACCATAGTTTGACGAATATTTATTTACAACATCAAGCACAGCACCACTTAATTTTGTGCTTTGAACTGCTTGTCCTTCATTTTGCAGGGCTGTTGAAAACAATAAAAAATCTTGTTTTGTTAAAATAGCCACATCGCCAGCGGTTTTAATCGAAGAGCGGGTTGATAAAGGTTTAGCTAATTTATAAACACCGACTAAAGCCCAATTAGCAGCCTTGCTAGGGTCATCGCCTTCATAAACTACTGCATAACCATTTGACATTAAGAAAGCACAATAATCATCAACTCCAGAACCGCCATCACGGCTAATTGTTATCATTTGTGATACATTGCCACCATTAGGGCATACAAAGGATAAATCGAATTTAGTAAATGTCCCTGATATAGTATTAACTGCTCCGTGCCAAAAATAAGGGTTGTTGGTATCCCAAACATAAACAGTATTCTTAAATATATTAATACCATTTAGGGCAGAAGCCGTGCCTCCTGTTGGATTTATCGGATTGCTTGATATTGTTGAGCCATCATATCTTATAGGGCTATCAGCACCATTTACCATTAATGTATAACCATTAAAGGCTACTGATTGCCAGCGATTATTTGTGTATCCACTACCTAAAACACTAATACTTGATGAATTTGTTATATTGCTAATTGAGCCATTGTGGCAAGCTAAAAATTTTCTATTATTGCCTGAGAAATGCTCTATTAATGTTTCAACATTTCCAGTAAGGGTGCAATATTCGGCATAACCATTTCTTGATTTAACTCCGCCTTGTTCGGGTATAAAATTTTCTAAAACTACAGCATCGGTTTGTTCCATATTACTTTCGCTATCTCGGGTATTCAATCCACCATACGGAGCGGGTATATTAACTCTTAGAGCTTGTCCGTTTCTTTCTTGCAATACTGAGGGTGAAGTTATTACATTTAATCTCATTTTTACTAAAAGTTAATTGGTTTAATTGTGCTGATTTGAGCATTATAGATAGCAGGTTTAGGAAATCCAATTTTGCCCCTTGAGCCATTTGTTTTAACCCTTTCAGCAAGGGCATTATTAGCTATAGCTTGCTCGGCTTGATAAGCTCGACCATTATTTTTTAACCATCTCCAAGTTGTATCTAACATTAAAATATATTCATCAATAACAGGAACATCAGTATCAGCTAGAAATCCTGTTTGTTCGACATTTGTTGAACTTTTTACAATATTTTTTGATACATATTCAAAAACATAATTTTCAATAGCTGTTGGTGTTTTGTGGATTATAATTTTATTATTTCTAATTCGATAATATTCTTGAATATCTGCAAAGGAAACAATTGAATTTTTTAAGATTCGCCAAGATGCGGGGGTAGTAGCTCCTATCATATTCCAATTTTGGTCTGTATTCCAAAAGGTATCATCAATCATTCTATCAAAATCAGATGGCAAGTCATATTCGGCTTGCGATACTACACTAGCAAAAGTATATTCTTTTTGCAGTTCTTGCCATTGATATTCACGGGATAATTGCCTTATACTCACCTTTACTGCTTGCAAGATTTGTTGAGCCACATCATCAGTGTTTCCAATAATCAAAGATGGAATTGTTGAGGATTTAGTTTCTTTTAAAATGTCTTGGCAGAGAGTGAGTAATGTCATTATTCAAGTTCATTAGTTGATACTTCATTTTCTTGTATAACGGCACTTTGTTTGGTGTTTTTAGCTTGTTTAGCAGGCTTTTCATTTAATGCTTGAGCTTTTGCTAAATCAGCTTTCAATTTTTGAATAGTGTCCTCATATTCTTTGATAGTTTCTTTTTCTAAACCATCATTAACCATTGTCTTCAATTCATTATATTTTGCAAATGCTTTTTTATAATAATCTTTATAATTATAAACATTAATTCCTCCACCATTTTTGTAGATCTTTATTTCGGAGCCTTCAACTTTTTTACAAAGTATTGTGTAAGGGTCTTCAAAATTAGAAATTTCAACATACAAATCATAGATTTGATTACCTTTATCATCTTTAACATTAATAGTTTGCAAATCAGGGGTTGTTGTTTGCCTTTTTTTATCGAAGAATTGGATGTGAAGTTTGTCGTGTTCTAAAACTCTGTTATCATTATTAGGATTTACAATTATTGTCATATTTTTTTTTTAAAGGTTAAATCTAGGAGGCTTTTACACCTCCTAGAAGGGATAAAGTTTAGACAGTAGCACCATCGTTGACAAATGGTCTTTCAATCTCAACTTCGGCTAATCCAGCTGAAGGAGTTCCGATAGCGGAAGCACCTTTCATTCTGTAAATTAAATCACCAGCAACTGCGGCATCATCAACAGAGCCAGCGGTTGAAGTAAGATAACATATAGCATTGTCGGCAAAACCAGTTAAGACTTTGGCAACTGCTTTTCCAGTAATTTGATACCAGCCATAATTATCAGCAACACAAGCAGACATTGCAATTGCGATAGGTCCTCTATCGTTTGCAGTAGCTAGCGAAGTTGCAAAATCATCAGCTTGATATAAAGCTATTGAACCAACAGCAGTAGAAGCAACACCTTTTAAATAGATAAATTCACCTGCACCATAAGCAGTTGAGTCTTTATCAGTCGCACGGATAATTTTTCCTAGCGGGTGTTTTTGAGTTGTTGAAGTTTCATTAATTTTCTGTAAAATTAAATCGGCTTCGTTTGATACGAAATTGGACATAAAATATTCTCCTTTTTAAATTAGTTTTTAGCAACACCATGAACTCTAGCAGAGTCAATGGTTAAATTTCCATATAGAAACACTGGAGTCACATACACTAACTGATTTGTAGGTCGTGTAGTTTCAGCTTTTGTAAATAATGGATTATTTAAATGTCTAAACTTAACAAAATTTGTATTAATAAAATACATATGGTTTGATGGAGTGTTTGGATCATAAACTACCGAAGCGTTTTTATAAGCCAAATTCTCGAAACCAATTTTGCCCTCAGAAGGAGTAGTGATTCTTTGAATTTGTTGAGTTGCAGATTCGTAAAAAGAATAATAATTACTATCAGCAATAATCAAATCAGGATATTCTCCTTGTTGAACTTGACAAGATAAAAATAGACTATTCATACCAGCTTTGATATTACTTTCAGAAGCATTACCACCAGCAGAGGTTGAGAAGTCATAAACTTGGTTTCTCCAAAAAGCATTATTGGCACGATTAATACCGCCTACTGTTCCAGTAGTTGGGTCATCGGCAATAATAGATTGAAGACCGCCAATAGTTTTTCCACCATTTGCAGTTCCATCACCAAATAAAGCGGTGCTCAAGGTATTTCTTAAATCACTTAAAACTTTATCTTGTTTAGCTTTGATTAAGTTAAAAATAGCGGCTTCACCAGCATTTTTTAATTGCTCTTCAATTGTGAAGACTACGGTTGAGCTTAAAAATTTAGGAGCAAAGATTGCTGTTGAAAATTCATCTTGTGGAGAAGTATCAAGAAGATCAGTAGGATCTTGCCATTGAGTAGAGCTGTTAGCAGCATAAGCAATGTTTTCAGCGAAATTTCTTCCCCCGACTTCGTGAATAATTTTCCCTTTAGATTTAAGGATGCTCAATAGAGCGTTGTTTCCAATAACGTTATCGGTCACTTTTTCTCTGATAAATTTGTCTAAGGTAGACGAAATTAACGAGGTATAATCTGTATTAGCAGGCATAAAATTTTATAAATTATAATTTCCCACTCATAAATTTTCTAACTTCAAGTCTCAGCTCTTCATCGTAAGTTAAAGGTTTATTGCTATTTGAAACTGGTTTAGCAATTTTTTGTTGCCTCTTGGCTTCATCAAATTTGCTTTTTTTGCTTTGTTCTGATTCTTTTAAAATTTTAGCCCTTAATTTTGTTTCAAATTCAGGATCTAATCTTTCAAGTTTAGAATAAGCATTTTTCATAGCATCTAAGCGAGCTTTCCTTGTATAGTAATTTTTATTACCATCTTTGGTTAATTCTCTATTATAGATTTGAATAAATTCTGCCTGATTTTCAGCAATAAAATCTTCATTATAATTGCTATCAGAGAGTAATTCATCTAATAACTCGATACTTTCCCGACGATTTACTTCTTCTTGAATTAGTTTATATGAGTTTTGTTCAATATTTTTGGTTTTTCGGTCTAGTATCTCTTCAGAAGTTAGATATAATTCATCTTCTTGAACAGGGTTTTGAACGATTTTGTTTAAGTCAAAATTGACTCTTTGTGCAAGGGCTTTAAAAGTTTCAGCAGGATTTGTTTCGATACTTTCTAATAAACCGCTTATGTTTTTAAGTTCCTTTTTAGTGTTGCCAAGTTCTAAATGAAGCCTGTCCTCTCTGGCACGCTGTTCTTTGGCAAGTTTAATAGCTTTTGCCCTGTCTTCAGGGTCTTTAAATCCTTTGACAGCTTCCACCAATTCTTTAGGCAACCCTGATAATTCTTTATCAATGTTAATATCCTCTTTTTGGTTTTCACTCTCAAGGGTGTTTTCGGTTTCTTCTTCTTGTGGTGTTTCTTGAGTTTCTTCTTCTTGAACTGCCTCCTCCTCAACAGGTTTTTCCTCTTGGGTTAGATGTTGACGGATATCTTCCATCATTTCAGTATCAAATTTATCGCTCATATCTAAAATAAGTTGTTAATATTAATTGTCAAGAACTATCTATAATCCTTAATATGTTGCCCTTTTCTTTTTAGAGCATCAAGATAAGAATTTTTAGTAGTATATGTTTTACCATCGCCGTGGTTATAAATAGAGCCATACTTATTTATATACCCGTCAATAGTTAAATCTTCTTTGGGTTTTTCTTTATAAATTGGTTTTAAGTAAAATTGATATTTTTTCTGATAAACCAACGATTTATCTAAAAATTTTCTGTATAAAAGCAATAACAAAAATAAAATCTTGTTATTAGATTTATACGACCAATCTTGTAGTTGTCGGTAAATTCTAGTTTGCAATCTGCTATCAATATAACTTTTATCAAATAAATATTTCATTTAGCAATCCCATTTCTTTAAAGCTAAACCTTTACGAGTTAATTTTCCATTTTTACTGGTCGCACCTTTTACACCTGACATTCTAGCACAAAAGGATTTTCTTCGGGCGGCACTTTTTGGGCTTTTTTCGGCTTGCTCTCTACTAACTGGCGGTTTTAAATTGCTTCCAGTTGCAGCATTATATTTTGCACGACCTTTTGCGGTGAGTCCTCCAGTTTTGGATTTCTCGCCACGACCTATACTTAGGCTTACGGATTTTTTACTCATTTTTTAGCTGTCTTTTTTGCGTCTTTAAAATTTTTAGCAGTTGGCGCTCCTTTAGCTCCAACTTTTCTCATTTTTTCACCAGAACCAGCTTTGATTCTAGCTTTTTTCGCATTAATATTTGCGTATAAACCCTTTTTCATTATTATTTCTTTTTAGTTTTACCCGCTTTAGACAAAGCAATGGCAATAGCTTGTTTTTGTGGCTTTCCTGCCTTCATTTCTTTTTTTATATTGGAAGAAATGGTTTTCTTAGAAGTCCCTTTTTTTAGCATAAATTTTCAGATTTAAGGTTATTAAGTAATATTAATAAATATTCGTATTGTTTTTTTAACAAATTTTTTTGTTCATTAATAATTTTGTTTTGTTCAGTTGAATTAATATTTTTCTTTAAATCATTGTTAAAATAAATATTAATTCCTGTTTCTTCTTTATATAAATTTGCAATAGATTCAATTAAATCCTTTTTATCTAGGCTAATAGGTAATGTTCTTTTATATTGCCAATCATTTTTTTTGCAATTGATAGATAAAAACCGAATTATTGAAATTTTGCAATTACGGGTATATTTAATAATTATTTTATAAACCAAGGGTTTTTTAATCCAAGTTAAACAATTTTTTATAAATGTTTCTTCGGATTTATCATAACAAGCATAAAAATTCTTTCTTATTCTCATACTATTGAGTATTAGTGTTGTTATTAGCATTTCGAATTTGCTCGTTTATAAGCTCAGTTCCAGCCTTGACTTTCATATCAAGTCGCTTGCTTTCTCTGTCCGCTTGTTTATTAGCATCTTCGAATTCCATTTTTTGCTCAAATTTATTTTGATCGCTTAAAACTTTGGCTTTATCAACATTGACTTTTTGTTGCTCTAAATCTAATTTACCCATAATTTCTTGGGCTTTTAATTGTAATTCTTGTTGTCTTAATTCCATTTCTGCTTGTGCCAACATTGCTTGTGGATCTGGCTTTTCTTCAATAGGCTCTTCATTTTGTAGGTAATTTTCCAAATTTCTACCTACCTTAAATGGTTTTGAGGCAAAAATTACAAATTCATTCAGGGCATCTTTAGAAATAACCCCAGTTTGAACGGCTGGCACCATTGATTGAATTGTTTGCGAAATGTTGCGGATATATTCGATTCTATCCATTTTCTCTTGATTTTGGTCAATCTTAACCGTGCTATCAGTTTCAATATCAATAGCAATGCATCTTAATTTATCATCTTTGAGCATTTTTTGCAACTTCGGCAGGTCTTTTAATTGAATAACAAAGCCTTTTAGTTGGTCTTGTAAATCTTTTAAAGTATTTTGCATTCCTTGTTGGGCTTGTTGCTCCAGCATCTGTAATTTCTTTTGATAATCAGGATCTTGTGGATTTAATAAATCAATAGCCTCTTTTTTATTCATTTCAATATCAGTTTTGGCACTATTCATAATTAAATCAACATCAACAACTTTTAATCCTGTAATTTTAATAATTTCATTGAGCGGTAGTTTTTCAACTGATAATTCTGCCAATAATCTTATTGTGTCTCTAATAGTAAATTCAACTTCTTTTTGCAATGGTTGCACTCTCGATATTGCAAAATTACCTTTTAATTGTTGAGCGGTCGCAGTTTCACTAGCAACAGTTGAGCCTCTAACAATGTCGGATAATCCAGTAATTTCTTGAATATCCATTTTAAGAGCCATTTTCTCATTTCTTAAAATAGTGATGGTGTTGGCTATTTCATTTAAAGGCTTAAATACAATAAGCTTTCTTACATCATCAATATTTGAGTTAGTTTGAAGTGGTGAAAATTCGCCATCATCGCCATTCATCACATTTTCAATGTCTTTTTGCTCGGCAAATGAAGTGTAAGCACCAGTAAATCTTGCTTGTTTTACTAAGCTTCTAATTCTCTCGTGAATTTCTCCCAAATCTTCCGCCAATTCTTTATATTGACGATAAAGCGGACAAGGCAACAAAGCGATTGTTTCATTTAAGCCCATAGGCATAGGTATCGGAAAGAAATTTTTTAAATTATAACCATCTTCTTCGCTACTTAATACAGCACCATCGCCCGCAAAAGTGATATAATGACAGACTTTATTTTCTTTGTCCCAAATTTCCCAGACTTCACACAATTTATATAAATCATTGTTTTCATCTGCTTTCAATAGCTCATATTTTTGATTGGTTAAAGGCACTTTTTCGCCTTTTTTGCCAAAATATTCAATTAATTCATTACGAGAATAATATTTCCTAAATGCAACCCAACGGACTTTTGACCATTCTCTTTCAGTTGATTTTAAGAAATCTTGATAATCGACAAATTCTATTTTGAATGATTTTTTTTCTTCGTCGACATCATAAGAGGTTTCTTCAACTTCCACTTCCTGCATATCTACTGATTCATCTTCAACCCCCATTTTATTTTTTTCTTCATCATTTTCAGGTTTTTCTTTCTTAACTTTCTTTTTAACTTTGGTTTTTGTTTCGATTGGCTCAGGCGGTATAAATACAATTCTAGGGATTCCGATTCCTTGGATCAAGAAAGCATCGCGGATTTTTTCAATTTGATTTTCCGCATCACTTTCTTTTAATAAATATGTAATTAATCGCTCAACTAATTCGCTGGCAATTCTTGAAATCTCATCATCATTAAAGAAAGATTGAGTAATATTGACCTTTGGCAATTTAGAAAATAACAAGGGTCTTAAAACTTGTGTATTACTCCAAAAAATTGGAAATTTATTTCTTCGCAAACCATCAACTTGTTGCATTTCGTATATTGCTTGAAATTCCTTGGCTGTTGATTTAGTAGTCTCGTGATATTTTAGGGAGTTTTCAATTTCTCTCCGCCAAATATCAATAAGCCCTTTGTCGCCTTTTTGGTTTGTTAATTCGTCTTGTGTTTCAATTTGATTCATTTTCATATTTCTTAATATAAATTGTTAATTATTACTTTGCAAGAGTTTTTTATTTTCGCTTTCAATCTGCTCAATAAGCCGTTGCACTTGCATTTTATATTTAAATTCTTCGTCTTGGGTCATAGGTTTTTTTATTTCTGCAGGTGTAATTGGTCGACTCATACATAAATACCGCAATGTATCAACCGCATGATCTTCTAAATCTGTGTTTAAATCTTCGGGCTTTGAAGTGTCATATTGCATAAGTGGTAGGGTTCTAATAAGATTGCGACAATTTTTAGTAATGTATAAAAGCGATTGCCCATCTTCATTGCCGTTTAGTCTTGCTCTTATTTGTTGCCAGCCATTTACTCGCTTGTTATCAGCTGGATGCCAACCAATTTTTTGTTTTTCAAATTGGTTGGCGATAGACTCGCCGTGGCTTACATCAAATATTGCAGGGTCAGCAACCATTAAATCCATTTTTTCGCCAATTTGCAATTTTTTAAGTGTTTCAGCAATCTCTGGAACATTCATTTTTAAGCCTTCATTAGCTTTGCCCGTGCATCCGTAAAACTCTCTATAAACAATCATTGAACCTCTTGGAAAGCTCCGTTTTATTCCCCCGCAATCAACAAGTGAGCCGTCCGACACAGCACCCCACAACACACAAAACGGGCGGGAATAACCCCAATCAAAAGCTCTCACTTTAAACCAACTCGAGGGTATATTTACATAATCAATTAAATGCTTGCTAGTGTCATAATTATCAAAGTAAGCTCCTTCAATTGCATCCCAATCGCCCTCAAGCATTGCCTTAGCTAAGGCACCACCTAGCCCCTTTAGTTTATCAGAATAAAGCGGGTCATTTTGCATTAAAATCGGATTATCCGCAAGTCTAGCAGGTATATACTGCCGAAGCATCCCACCATCTTCAACCCCCATCTTGCGAACTTCGAGGGGCTTACAATTATCGATAAACATTTGCTTTACAAATTCGTGACCGATACCCCCCGGGTTTGAACCACATAAAATAAGGGGCAATTTATGTTTTAAATTTTCAGGCACTACAACACCGCCGAGCCTTGCCCTTCCTCTTAAAAATTTATAGATTTTATCAGTAAAATGGGTTAGCTCATCAATCATTATCACTTGCATTTCTGCACCTTGGTATTTGTACATATCTTTTTCGTGCTGGCAATGACAAAGATAAATTTTTGAACCATTTTGGAAATAAATTTCATCTTCTGTTATTTTTACTTGTTTTAGCTTGACCCATTCTGCAAGCAACACCCTAAAGCCTGTAGCCCCCTCGATATGGTTTTTAATCAAGTCAGCAAAAACTCGGCGGAACAAGTAAATTTGAAGATTTGGAACACTAAAAGCAAGCATTAATGCAATAACTCGCATTGCATGAGACTTACCACCGCCTGCACTTCCGCCGTATAATATCTCCGTTGCTGGCGAAGTCCAGCAAATTGATTGTTTTTCTTGAAGTTCAAAATTTACAACATTATTTTTCATTAATAATTAACATCTTTTATTAAAGCAATAAGCTGGATAATCAAGATTTGAGTCGCAAATTTGCACTTGCTCGCGATTTATGCAAGCACAGCGACAACTTGCAAAACTATTTTTATTAATAGTTATTAACATTATTAAGATTAATGCAATTTTATTAATTATCTTCATTGTTTGTAATTTTAAGTTGATTTTCAGTATTGTTAACAACTTTTAATGTAAGTTGTGGAGTAATAATATTATTATTAGTCTCTTGTTTATCTTCGCGATAATTCAAATCGTATTTCTTGCGACATTTCACTTTTGCAAGATAAAGTTCAAATTGCGATAATTCTGTTTTTTTACGGACACTTGCATTTGTGTCATCTTCGTTAATCGATTCAAGATGATTTCTTGCGATTTCAATTTGTTTATCGCTTGCAATTTCAAGTGCTAATTCTTTGCGCGCGCGATATTGCTCAGAATTAACAACTTCGCTCAAATCACTCTGATCTACACAGAATCTTTTTGCGATTTCTTTATAAGAATTATTTTCAGCAATCAATTTTAATATATCATCAATATTTTCTATGCAAATTTGCTTTTGTGTTTTCTTTGTTACTACTTGATTTTGATTTTTATCACTACAAGCAATTTCCTGCATATTTTTTAATATTTTAATTTATGTATTAATTTGAAACTTTTTAAATTTAATCTTGGTCTTTGTATTTGTCAACATAAAACAATCTTTCATTTTTAATTTCATTCCTATTAATAAACCATCTCTTTTTTTTCTTTTTTTCAATATTTTGTATTCTTGTAGTAAGTTTCGGTTTAACTGCTATTTTTTTTAATCGCTCTTTTA